TGCTGAGCTTGTGGGTTCTGGCCGATGGTCTGCGCAATCATCGGGTCTTGCATGAACGACGTGTGGGTCGCAATGTGCGCCTCATGATCTTGGTAGATAAACGCCTTCATTGGCTTGCCCACCAACGCTGACATGTTCTCAGACACTGGGTCACGCGGCTTCTGATCTTCGCTCGTTGGCACAATCTTGTCGGCGTTCTTGATGCCCAGCACCTCGATCATCTGGCGGTGCAGATACGGCAGGTCGTAAATCTGCGGCGCAGACTGCGACATCTGGAACACAGCTTGGTACTGCACCACGCGCTGAGCCATCGTGCTGCTGTTGGGGTCGCTGACGGGGATGACATCCACCATCGCGTAGTCAGCCTTACGAGCTTTGGCCAAGCCCGTCTCGGGCTGATAGCCATACGCCTCGGGCGCTTCTTCGGCGATGATCTTCTTCAAGAGCTTGAACTATTGTTTCATCGCATAGTGCACGCGGGCTTGTACAGCCGCCATGGGCTTGAGCGTGCGCTCCAGCAATGCCAGCGTGGTTCCAACCGGTGCGTTTGCGCTCATGTCCGACACGTTCATGTCGCTGATAGCGCCGAGACGACGGCCTTCCTCGGTAATCCGTTGCAGGAGGGCCAGAAGTGTTTGTGATGGCTCCTTGTATGGGAGCATCATGATGTTGTCTTTGATCGAACCGCTCGGCACGTCCACGTCGCGGAACTCGCCGGGGTTAATCGGCGTGTCGTCACCCTTGACGCGCAGACCACGGGCCTTGAGGCCACCGGGCAAGTTGCTCAGAGTGCCAGCGTCCACCAACTGGCGGATGATCGAAGTGCCTGCGCGGGCGTAGCCACCGATGATGTGGATAAGGCCCAGACCATAGAAACCAAAACCGGGCACGTACACATAGTGCACGAAGTGGTCGTCTTTCAAGCGCAGCGGGTCTTCTTCTTCCCAGTTGCGGCGCACAGCCAGCACCTCGGTCGTGCCACGGTCGATGGTCACAACATACGGCTTGGGCAGGTCATCTTCCTCGTCGTCCACACCGTCAATCAGCATATCGACGCTGATCTCCAACAGTGTGTACCGCTCGTCGCTCTGGATTGTGTAGCCGCCCTCCTCAGCCTTTTTCTTCTCCACGTCTGTGGGGAACGACTGGGGGTCGCCAAGGTCAATCTCACGATAGAACCCGCTGGCCATCAGCTTGTCCATCTCGTTCTTGGTTTTACGCATCACGTGAGTGACGCGCTCTGCGGTCTCGATGTGCGACGCACCGTATGGCACCACCACATCTTCAGCAGGCAAGTAGATAGAGACTTGACGGCCCAGCAGCGGGTCGAAGTACACCTTCTTGAACGCGCTACCCGCGAGGCCCAGCGAGTACAGCATGCGCTCGTGCTCTGGCCGGTACTCGACCATGCGCTCGGTCAACTGGTAGTTCATGTCGTTGCGCACGCGCTCGGCAGCTTCCTCCTTATCCTTGCTCACTTTGCCAAGAATCTTTGTCTTGACAGGGCCAGCGGCAGGGAATGTCTCGCTCATGGTCTCGGCTTGGAACCGGATCGCCGCTTCAGCCAGCACGGTTGAGTACACGCCACAGGCGTCGTCCCACGGCTCGGTGCGCTCCTCGTACTTGAAGCCCAGCACCTCCAGACCCTTGACGAATGTGTCCGCCCAGTCTTTGCGGGCCACCATGTCAGCCTCGAACAACTCGATCAACTCGCTCGACAGCGAGTGCAGCTTACCCTCATCAATGTGCTCCGCGAGGTTGCACTCAAAGTCAGACTCGTCCTTGTCGTCCTCGGCCTCGCCCATGATGATCTCAGCACCGCCATCTGGCAGCATGTTGACCGTGGACTCCTCGTCCATCTCAATCTCAATACCGCCACCCAAGCTCTCCAGCCCTTGCGGTGCGGAATACAAGCCCTTGCTCATTGAATCTGTTGCTGCCATGATCTGTCCTTAGTAGTACCCGCCACGGCGGGATTTGAAGTACCTGATTTCGTCAGGTTCATCGGACGGCAATCGTATGAACCCGCCCTGTCGGAATCTCATCAGCGCCATCACCGTGGAGTCCACCAAGTCATCGTTGCTCATGAAGGGGAAACCTGCGATCTCTTCCACGACCTCTTCGGCCCAGCGAGTGTCAGGCACCCAGCACAACCCGGAGCGCACAATATCGGCCACAGAGTTTAACCGTGCCAGCTTGTCGCCGCTACCTCGATGTGGCGTGAATTCCCCCACAGGAATACCGGTACGCCGCATTTCTTGGTAAAGCTGCGTGCCCGCAGACTTCTTCTCCACAATGAACGCATCTGGCTCCCACTCTTTGTACTCAGAGTACGCAAGGGTTTTAAGCTCGGGGAACTCCAGCCGCTTCTTGATTGAGTTGAGCAGGATGATGTTGTACGCACCCTCGTCGTTGTTCATGAACACGCCCCAAGTTGTCAGGGCGGTAAAGTCAGCGCGGTTGTGGCTCTCAGCCGCCGCGTCCAGACTCATGATCACGTACTCACATGCTGGTGGGTCTTCCTTCTCCCAGAGCTTCCACCAGTCCCGTTTAACGACCGACGCTTCTTCTGACGTGGGGTTCTGCTGGTACTGCGCGTTCCACTGGAACGTAGGCATCGACGCCTTGGTGCGCAGCAACGCCTTCATGTCAAAAAACTCAGGCCACAGCGGCTTATGCACGATGGAACCGTCAGGCTGCTCGGCATCCACGATGGCTGGGAACTCGATCACCTCATATTGATCAGAGCCCTCGTTCATCCGCATGTCGTTGGTAACGCGCCCCGTCAGGTCGTTTTGATGCCATCGGGTTTGGACGATGGCGACTCGTCCACCCGGCATAAGACGAGTACGAGCACCATATGTGAACCACTCATACGCTTTATCGAACACATCGAAGTTTCCATTGATGATGTCTTGCTCGTTATGAGGATCATCGACAAGCAGCAGATCAGCACCACGCCCAGCCAGAGCAGAACCGACACCACAGGCGAAGTATTCCCCACCTGCACTGGTGCTCCAGCGTCCCGCACTTTTGGAGTCTGCGGCGAGTCCGACGTTTGGGAAGACGAGTTTGTAAGCATCTGAGTCAATGATGTTCCTGACCTTGCGGCCAAAGTCAACGGCGAGGTCTGTGGTGTGGGATACCATCAGCACCTTCTTGTTTGGGTACTTGCCCAAGAACCAAGCTGGGAAATAGATAGACACCATCTGCGACTTGCCATGGCGTGGGGGCATGTTCACGCACACCCGATCCTTATCGCCAGCGGCGATGGCCATAAGCAAGTTAGCCAACCTGCGGTGGTGCTTGCCCACCTTGTAATCTGGCTGCATGTGCTTGCAAAACTCAATAAGATCGTCAAAACACGCCTTGGCCGTCTTGCGGTCGCCGATAGTGTCTGCAATCTTCTCGATCTCGGCCTGCTCCTCGGGCGTATAGGCGTCGATGTTGTCCAGCATCAGCCGGATTTCTTCTTCCGTGAAGTCATCCGCACCAATAGTGGCGCTGTTAGTCATCGAAACCCTCGTTTTCCGGGGCGTACACAACCGGTTTTGGGTCGTTTAGGCCCATTTCTGCATCCACGTCGATGACATCGCCCCCAATTTCGACCGCATCAGTGGGTAAATCGGGTTTTTGGACGAGCCGCTGGAGTTTGGCGCGCAGTCTGGCCTTCAATTCGTCCGTTGACTGGTGAGTAATGGTCACTTCCGAGCGGTCTGTGAACAAACCAACGTCGGAATGCTTGCCCAAAAGCTCCAATGCGCGGATGCGAATGCGCGGGTCAGGGTGTTGTGACTCTTCCAGCAGCCGGTTGGTCACCATGTGACGCACCTCAAGGGCGTGTGTGACCACAGCCCTGCCATATTCATCTAGATACGACCGAATATTCTGGAGGGAGGCGGGCGTCAGCGTCGATGCACGTGCGTGTGACACTGCGTTGCTGGTGTTGTGGGGGCTGTTGGCGTACGCCGTGGTGAGCGACGCCGCGATTTGTGCATCCCCCTCGTTGGGTTCTTGCACCTCCAATCCATGCTCTTCTAATAGAAGGATGGAGCGGCAAGCAGCTTCGGCCCGCTCTCGCAGGTCGAGATATGGTATGTCTGGGATGATCTCCACCCCAAATTCTGGCGTGAGTTCGAGTGCCATTGTGCGCAAGTCCTTGTAGACCGATGTGGAATAGTACCTTATTTTCTTAGGGTGTCAAACTTCCCTGCCGGGGGG